CCAACCGCCTTTGGCGCTGACGGTTCTGCAGTTGCCCGTGCTCGTAACCGTGCTATTGCAACCTTCTTATCCTCATGTGAATCTGCCCGTTCTTCTTTCGAAGCCGGACAGGATCTCGGTGAGTATAAGGAGACCTTGCATGCCATCCATAAGCCTCTAAACTCTCTTTCACAGAAGCTCTCCTCTTACGCCAATGCATTAACGAAAGCAAAGGGTAAGTATAAAGGGAGTGTTCCCTCTCTGAAGAAAGTATTGGCTGATACTTATCTCGAATTCAGATTCGGCTGGGATCCACTTGCCGCTGACGTTGCAACAGCTATTGCTGATGCCGGTCGTTACCGGTTTTCAACAATTCCTGTTCACGGCTCCGGTTATGTGGTTACAGCTGCTGATTCCAGGGAATACCCAGTTTCTGCTGGTGCTTATGTCCTTGGAGGTGCCACATGTAAAGCTCAAACGAGAACGAGCTATTCATGTCGCATTAGAGGTAGTATCAGGAGTGGTTCAAATGGTTCTGGGCAGATTAGTAAGCAGCAAGCTTGGCAGTTACTGCCTCGCAACTTCTTACCTACTGCGTGGGACCTTTTGCCCTACTCGTGGGTCGTCGACTATTTCACCAATGTTGGTGATGTTATCGGCGCGCTTAGCTTCGTCTTTTCTGACCTTGTTTATTGTTGCCAGACCTCTCATCGCGAGAATTCCGTCACATTTTCTGATGTGGCGATCAATCCTCAAGGTGTCGGCCTTCCAGCAAATTATCATTGGTTGGATCATAAGACTACAAGCTTTGGCGGTAACGCTAACTTCTCCGTTGCTTACGTTGACCGTGTCAAACTTTCATCGACGGACTTGGTGCCTTCGTTCTCTTTTGAGATACCTAGGTCCCCTTATCCGTTCCTGAATCTGGCTGCGGTCGCTGTAACGCGGTTTAAGAAGTTATGTCCTTTCTTTTAATGTAGTCAACAACTCCTTGGAGGCTCTTTTATGAGCTTTACATTAACTTCGCCCGTTACAGGCGGAGCCCAAACTGGTTTTACGTCTCCGACGTATACCATCGCTGTGGATACTGCCCCGAGTAATTCGGGCAAGCAGTACGCCGTGAGTACCATTGGTGGCACTCAGACGGGAGTCGACTCTTCGTCTTCTCCTTCACGCCCCTTTACCGTGACTCTATCTCGTCCACCTGTCCTTCGACAGTTGCCGAGTGTGAATCAAGTTACAGGGATTCTTGGCTCTGTACCCAAGAACTCGTACAAAATCCTGGTCCGCAAAGGCGTCACCTGCCTGGCCGGTCAAGTGCCACAAGTGCTTCTTGCATCTGTGACAATTGACGTCCCTGCTGGTGCCGACGCTGCAGACCCGGCCAATGTACGGGCAGCGATCTCTCTTCTAATCGGGAGTCTTAACTCGATTTCCGCTTCGATTGGAGATACTGCCGTCACTGGCGTGATCTAGCCATGGCTAAATTACTTCAGTGGTTTAGCACTCATTCGAGTGCTGTTCTTGGCACTGCTCTCGTCGTTTCAAATTCGCACGTCTTTTCAAAAGGCGTCTCGACTTGTATCCGTACGATAGCTAGTGCCCTTGCGGCTTCTGGGAACTAGAGATAGTTTCCTGCCGCTCGGTGTACAGTTCTGGAGAATGATATGGGCTATAGCTCTGTCGCTCTTTATGATGCCATTTCAAGGGATGTATCAGATTACTCATGTTCGGCCTTTAGCCTTCGTGAGTCGTCTGATCTAAGCTATAAGCAGTTTGCATCTTCGTACCTCTTATCTTCCGTTATCAAGAAATTGATTCCGAAAGATACTAGGGATGCGGATGCAGCTGCCTTAGCTTCTTTTACTCTTGCTAATAACAAGTGTAGAACATGGCAGTTTAACCCTCAGTTTGAAGCAGACTCTATGATCTTCGGAGAAATTCGAAAGGTCCTAGACGATTTTCTTCATCCTGGTGGTGAGACCCTTGTCCAGTCCCTATTCGACCTTTTAAGGTTTGGTAGGCCTGGTCCAGGAGCAGCTGTTGGGAGTTTTGGCACTTCGTATTATACGAAGTACTTTGCCTCCAAGCTCGCTTGCACATCTCTAGACCTGTATAATGTATACAGGGACTATTGTGCTTGGATCCCCTTTCTCTCCGATGCGGAATGCCAACGCTACGATCAGATTGGTGGTCCAACCGTAGTTAGTGGTAGTAGGTGCAGCTTCGTCCCAAAAACCTCGGCGGTTAGCCGTATGATCTGCGTTGAGCCTAGTCTGAATATGTATATTCAGTTAGGCCTTGCGCATTTACTTGAGGAGCGTTTAAAATCTTTCTTCGGAATTGATTTGAAAACGCAACCACAAATAAATCACCGGCTTGCACAGAAAGGAAGTATTGATGGTAGTTTTGCTACTATCGATCTTTCTTCAGCTTCTGATTCCATTAGTATTAGATTATGCGAGATGTTGTTCCCCAAGTGGTTCTTTGAACTACTTGTGTTACTTCGTTCTCGTACAACTACTATTAATGGTAATTCTGTGCCTTTATTCATGATCTCAACAATGGGAAATGGTTTTACATTTCCTTTGCAGACCATGATATTTGCCGCTATTCTCCGCGTTGCCGCTTCTTTTCAGCACAAGGCTGAGGAGCGTGAAGTTAGTTGTTTTGGGGATGATCTTATTTGCCATAAAAGTATCTTTTATCGCGTTAAGAGAATCCTTGAACTACTAGGCTTCAGCGTCAACGAGAAGAAAACCTTCTTTGAAGGTGGGTTCAGAGAGTCGTGTGGGGCAGATTGGTTTTTTGGCCGACCTGTCCGTCCAGTTTTCATTCGAAAACTAGATTCACCATTCGATCTCTTTGTCGCTATCAACCAACTAAACGAGTGGTCTGCTTATACCGGCATTCCTTTGAGGAATGCTTTATCTTTTCTATTATCACAACTAACACCTAAGTTTTATACTTACGTGCCGTTTGATAGTAGCTTAGATTCAGGTATTCGTGTTCCACTCACTTTTGTTAATAGACGTTATGACAAAAATCTTTCCTTCCTATTTCGTAGTTGGGAAAGAACTAAGTCTGTAATCTCTATTTACGAAGGGGAAATCCGTCTCCCCGGTAGGTTGAAGAACAAGAAGGTACTCTTTAATCCTTCTGGATTATATTGTTCCTTCTTGTTCGGCGAGTTGGTAGGTCTATATATCTCGGTAAGGCAGACTAGCCGTAAGATATATAAGTCGAGGCTGCGATGTTGTCCCTATTGGGATCACATCCCTACTGGTAGCTTGTCCAACGGGCACAAACTATCATGGCAGCAGTGGGAAACTGCTGTGTCTATTAATTTAGACAAACCCCTATAGAAATATAGGCACGAAAGTTAAATCTTTCGTAACTCGAATGCTGCC